CGTTGTTACCTGCAACACTGCAAACTACCAACATTTCAAAACCATCTACCTTAGCATCTGGTAAAGCTAAATCCACCTGAGCTGCAGAAGAATCCACTACAACAACAGGATCATGAACAAGTGTATCACTCTCTGAATACTTCTTAGTATGTCCTCCAGCAACTCCACCTGTAAAAATCTGTACTTTTGAAAAATCCTGACTTCGATCTGTAACTACGCCTTGGCCCATTTTAAATCTCCTCTTTTAAAGCCTCATGCTTTGATTTTAATTCATCTCTAATTAAAGTTAATTCCTGCGCCAATGCGCCATCTACTTCATCAGGCCAACTAAGAATCTCGTCATAGAGCTTAGTAGCCAACACACAATACATTGTAGCTTGAGCCTCCCCACTCGTTGCCGAGTCTTGGGCTGCTTGTAGCTGCTCTTCTTTCCTCATAGACAAATACCGAAACAACGTTCGATAATGCCCACGCTTAAGATTCAGAACTAAATCGTTCAGTATCTCTAATCTGTCTTCGGGACTCACCCTCGCCATTTTTTAAACCATCCTTCAAAGCCTGAAGCTCAGACTTCATTGACGATATTTCTTGTTCATATTTTGATCTCTGATTCTTCAACTCTTGCTGAAGATTCTTATTATTTATTTGTTCAATATTTAATCGTGCTTCCACAGGAGCTTGAGACTGAAGCTGTGAATTCTTTAACATCAACTCTTGTATCCGTCCCTCAGCTTCTTCAAGCTCTTTAGCTACCTGCTGACCATCTGCATTTGCTTGCTCCATCTGTGCTGCCATCTGCTGCATCTGCATAGACATCTGATCTAACTGACTAGAAAGCTCAGGAGTATTCAAAACTTTTTCCTTATCAAAACCAATACCTTCCATCGTCATAGATAAAATGTTCTTCCAGTTAAAAGAATTAACTACGCTCTGATTAGCTTGTAAAAAAGCTGGCATCATCTGAAGAAGTTCCGTCACCATCTGCTTGTTCAAAAGCTGTAACGCAAAAGTCTCTGCACCATAAACAACAACGTTAGCATCTATCAATGCGTCCTTCGGAGTAGCTCTATCGTTCTGCAAGTAATGAAAAGTACACTCAAGATCCTTGGCAACAATCTCGCGATCAAACGAGCGACGAATATCTAACAAAATTACTTGGGCACTATTTAAATTCTGAGTTACCTCAGTAGCTGTCTGTTGTGACGCTGCGCTAACACCGACAAGATTTGAAGGTATTAATGTTAGCTCATCTAATAAGCCTTCTAGCTTCTGGAAAAGAAGCATTAATTCTTGGCTGACAGAAGTAAAATTCATCTGATGTAAAAAACCACCAGAAGGGCCCGACCCTCTTACCAAGGTGCTTCCAGCCTTATAACGGATCCTACCTCCAGGGCGAAAAATCAAAGTTTGCTCATCTACGACCGCAGGATCATAAGAGAACATCGCCGAACCAACTATTGTAGCATTATTCTTAGACCTACTCCAAAGATCTGACATAGCTCTTGCAGTCTCTCGGCCTAAAGCCATAACTCCAAAGCCATAATTAGTATCTTCAACAGCTATCATTCTATCGTAAGCTACTGGGCGTTTGCGGTTAGCGTAAAGATTCGGTACTGCGTACACCAACTTATCGTTCACAAAAATAAGATGAATCTCAAAAGAAGAATGACTCTCAGAGTATTTCTCTTTACCATGCTCAGCAATAAGCTCTTTCTTCAAGTTAGCTAAAATCTTAGAAGTGCCAATCCAACCATCTAACTGCTCAGAGTTTATCAACCCCCAAAACTTCTTAAGAATAAATGGCTGAGTAGATGTAGGAATAGACATGTCTTGCAAGCTAGTCCTAGAATCATCCATCGTATTCTGATCTGACTTAGCAATGCTGTCGGGATCGTGATTATCTAGCAAACTCGCTAGAACTTCTTTGTCCCAATTACCTTCCCGAGTAGCTAAACCTGCTACCTCATTAAAATTCAGTCTCTCTTTAATAAAAACACCAAGACCTGCTTGAGGATCCCCAGAAGCATTGGGGTCTAACAAAACGTTGTACGGACTTACTCTACGTTGCCCAACTACAAACGAATCCTTAAAAGAAGGCTTAGAAACTATGTCTAAAATTTCCCGACCACCCTCTTCATCAAAAATTACGTCAGTACTGTAGTTACGGACACGCTTAGGTTCGCGAATGCCTAGCTCCATCGCACAAACACCATACTTAGCTAAGTCTTCAATACACCGATGATACGCCTCATCAGCATTCGCCTCTTGCTTATGGTCTAAAACTTGAGCCTGTGCTTTCTCTAATCGACGCTCAACCTTATCAATCAACTCACGAACTTGATCCTCGGTAGGCTCCCCACCATTAACAGTTAACTCACCTCGATTATAAAGCTCTTCGATATCTGACTCAGTCGTGAGTTTCAAAGCACCCGTTACTCGACCATCTCGAGTTAAGTTCTGATACAAGTGAGCAACCATCGCAACGTACTTGGCTCGAAGTTTCATGCCACCGATATGAGTTGCGTCTTTCCAACCTTGAGGGTCATGGCGAGTACGAATGCCGTAAACATCCCCTACCCACTTACGATAGTTATTCGGAGAACTGTCACGACCTGAAGGAGCAATTGCAAGAAAGTCGATATCATCCTGACGAAAAATGTCGTGCATCCAATCATTACCAGAGACATACTCGTCGTACAAGCTAATGTAATGATCTTCTATTTCTGAGTTTTCTGAATGCAGGGATGAAAATTGTTCTAACTGTGCCATAATTCCTTTAGTCGTCATAACCATCAGCAGGACGGTTAAACGAAGGTGTTAAAAAACCTCCATCTGGAGACTCCTTAAATATATTCTCGAACCTTATATCGTTCAGCTGCTTTTCAGATATGTTATCTTTTGTAATCTGGGTAGTCGCAAACTCCCCACGAATCATTGGAGACACACCCATCATTAAACAGTCTACCAAAGAAATTTCTTGATTTCTAGCGAAAACACCTGCACCAGTATTATCCCGCTTTAAAAATGGTAACACTCTCCAGAGATTTTTACAATTAGAAGTAATAATTAAAGGCTTACGTTCATCACGTAAAAGTTGTTTCAAAAACGGGGCTGTCATTCTGTGATCTGGGTCAAACGGAATCATCAACTCCCCAGCGTTAACTAACTCCGTTAAGTTTGTCTGAGAAAAAGATCCAAACTCATCTGTCTCCTGAAAATAAAACGAATGATTAGGGTACATGTTAAAGTTTTTCTCAACCTGACGAATGTACCCTAAAATCTCGGACACAGAGTATGACCCCCCTCTAAACGAAGGATGGAAGTCTTCCGCAGTACCGTAAAGCTCAGCAAAAACTACCGTAGTATTGTGTGGAAACTTGATTCCAAAAAGATCAGTATCTCCATGAGCTTGAGCAAGCCATAAAACAGAAAAAGGATCCCCATTAGAAGGAATATTAACAGCACGAATAATAGGCCAGTTACTCGGAGGACGAAAAGAAGGAAACCAGTTAGATTGAGAAATATCGTCTCCGTATACAGAGTCAGCCATGAGGTTAAGGAGGTAACGTGCCATCTGAGAAAACGCATCAACTTGATCATCATTCTTAGCATTCGGAAACTTCTTTAATTCATCTATAAACTCTTCAACCCAAAGCTCACCTTCAGGCAGCCTCACCCTACCTGACTCGACAAGATGAGTGGCAGATAATGCACGAGCCAACTTGCTATCGCCACGAACGTGAATAGGAGTGATAGGAAGTAAAGTCTGTTTAAGATCCTCAACAAGGTCAATTCCCGACGATTTATATTCCACCAAAACTTTGTGTGGTTTAATAGTCTCATATTCATCAAGTAAAGTTCGCTTAAGATCTGGATACGTAAACTTGCCACGCACTCTACGAGTAAGGTACAAATTACGCCCATCCCACATACCCGTAAGACCGACACTCGGGTCAGACGTTTCGTTACGTGTAGAAGCTGTGTCCCAAGACTGGAGAACAAGAATAGAATCAGGAGGTAAATCGGACTTTTTATAAAAATGCCACCAATCTCTCTTAAATATTTCACCTTCTTCAATAGACGGTCTTTGCTGATACAACGCCTCATAATCCCCCCTATCAAGTTCCCGAATCTGAGAGTATCTCTCAACAGGAAACTTCTTTGGGTAAAGAGGTTCACCAATCTTTCGACCTACAAACTTAACTCCCAGTCTCTCTTGATAATCAGGGTTGTGTATCTCAAAACGTTCGTCTTCTTCGGCTATTGCAGGTAAACTTATAATCTCCCAGCCTTCCAAAAACCTTTCGCTATTGGGGTCAGATAAAGCCTCGTTATCTTTAGCAATCATTCGACCAGCTAAATCATCCTCGTGCCAACGAGTCATAATCACTACAACTGCAGATGACTTCTCCTCCAAACGAGTATACGCTACCGAAGTATACCAGTCCCAAGCTCGATCCCGAATAGTTTTTGAGTTAGCCTCTGCTCGATCTTTCACAGGGTCATCAATTATAAAAACATGCGCCCCTTTACCAGTTGCAGAACCTGCTACTGAAGTACCGAAGTACTTAGATCTTCTCTTCTTCTTACCCACAACATGGTGTACTTCCCAGTCAGTCTTTGCAGAGGCATCTTTGGGTAGGTGAGCATTTGGAAAAATCTCTTTATACTCAGGACTCAAAACATAATCTCGAGCGTCCCTAC